TGGTTTTTACGACAATCTTGTAAACGATTTGGACATGCAAGAGTTGGGTAGAATTAGTGCAGAATTAACCTCTGAGTATGATGCAAACAAATCGTCCCGATCAGATTGGGAAGAAGCCTATTCTGAAGGGTTAGAATTACTTGGGTTTAAGTATGAAGAAAGAACGTTACCGTTCCGTGGTTCCTCCGGGGTCACGCACCCGCTTTTGGCAGAGGCTGCGACGCAATTTCAAGCGCAGGCGTTTAATGAACTTTTACCTCCGTCGGGACCAGTAAAAACCGCTATTTTAGGGACTCCAACCAGAGATCTTGAACAACAGGCCAAACGTGTTAAAGATTTTATGAATTACTACATCACAAATGTGATGGAGGAATACACTCCAGAATTTGACCAAATGTTGTTTTATCTGCCCTTAGCTGGATCAACATTTAAAAAAGTTTACTATGATGAGGCCCTGGGCCGTGCAGTCAGTAAATTTGTTCCTGTCGAACAGTTAATTGTTCCTTATGAGGCGGGAGATTTAGAGACCTGCCCGAACATTACACAAGTTGTTCGTATGCCTTACAACGATTTGCGTAAATTACAGGTATCGGGCTTCTACCAAGACATTCCGTTGCTACCTTCTTCATATGATGAAAACTCTGTTGACGAAGAAATAGCCATGATCGACGGCATTCAGTCTTCTTCTATTGATTATGATGTTACGTTGCTGGAGTGTCATGTTGATTTAGATCTTGAGGGTTTTGAAGAAACAGATGAGACGGGCGAGGCAACAGGAATTAAGATTCCTTACATTGTAACGATCGCACAGGAAAACGGGCAAATATTGTCTATTCGTCGTAATTATCGTGAAGATGATCCGATGAAGAAAAAAATTACATATTTTGTTCACTACAAGTTTTTACCCGGCTTTGGTTTTTATGGTCTTGGTCTGATTCATACGATTGGCGGATTATCGCGTACAGCTACTGTTGCTCTTCGTCAGTTAATAGATGCCGGTACTTTGTCTAATCTTCCTGCAGGATTCAAGGCCCGTGGCCTACGGATCAGGGACGATGATGAGCCGTTACAGCCAGGAGAGTTTCGTGATGTAGATGCTCCGGGTGGAGCGATTCGAGATGCTTTGATGCCGTTACCCTTCAAGGGTCCGGACTCTACTTTATTCCAACTACTTGGTTTTGTTGTTCAAGCTGGACAGCGGTTTGCGACTATAACAGACATGAAAGTGGGCGAGGGTAATCAACAAGCAGCCGTGGGCACTACTTTAGCGTTAATTGAACAAGGCTCACGGGTCATGTCTGCGGTCCACAAACGTTTGCATTACGCGATGAAGACCGAGTTTAAGATTCTTGCGCGGGTGATGGGAGAATATTTACCGCAACAGTATCCGTATGTGATCGAAAATAAAGAAGCCTCTATTATGGCTAAAGATTTTGATCGTCGGGTAGATGTTATACCGGTATCTAATCCCAGCATATTTAGTCAATCTCAGCGGATTGCCTTAGCGCAGGCTGAAATGCAATTAGCGGCCCAGGCTCCTGAACTACACAACATGGAAGAAGTTTTTCGTCGCATGTACGATGCTTTAGGTGTAGAAAATGTGGATAAAATTTTAAAAACTACGCCGGAAGAAAGACCTAGTCCCAAAAACCCGGCTCTAGAAAATATGGATATATTAGAGGGATTACCGCTTAAAGCGTTTGAGGGTCAAGACCACCAGGCTCATATTATTGCTCATATGATTCATGGTAATAGCCCGATGCTTCAGGCACAGCCGAAAGCGGCAATTGGTTTACAGAAACACATTTTAGAACATGTTGAACTACAAGCTAAAGAACAAGCGATGGCTGAAATGGGGGCTCAACTAACGCAACAAATATCCCGAGAGCAGGCAATTCAACTCGAATCACGCATTGCAGAACTTATTGCAGAAGGTATGCAAGCGTTAAGAACGTTAAGCAAACAGTTATCCGGTGCAGATCAACCAGATCCTGTAGTTGCTTTAAAAGAGAAAGAGTTGCAGATCCGTGAAATGCAGGCACAGGCAGATATTCAACAAGATCAGGCAGAACTTGAATTCGATCGTAGTCGTGCTCAACAAAAAGCTGGAGAGTTCCAGCAAAGATTACAAAGCCAGGAGCGTCAGACGTTTGCTCGTATAGAGGCTGCGGCAGAGCGAGAGCGAATGAAACAATTAGCAGCGATGCAAAAACCGCCTAAATCATAAGAGGTTTAAATGATCTTTGAAGCCATAGCCGTCGTTCAGACCGCAAATACCGCGATTGGTGCTGTGAAAGAGCTATTGAAAAACGGCAAAGACATAACCGATTGTGCTGAACAGCTTGGAAAGTATTTTGATGCAAAAGCAGAAATACAGAAAAAATCAGGCAGCTCTCAGTCAACTGGTTCTGACCTTGAAAATTTTCTCCACCTTGAAAAATTACGCCAACGTGAAGAAGAACTGAAGACCATGTTGATTTACCAAGGTAGGGCGAACTTGTATCAAGATTTTTTAAGGTATGCGGCAGAAGCGAAACGGAATCGCGATGAAGCACTGGAAGCGCAGAAGAAAGCGAAGATCGCGAGACGCAAGAGAAACATGGCTTTGCTACGGTCTATGGTCATTGTATTTATATGTTTGTTGGGATTGGCTTCGCTCGGTGGTTTTATATATTGGGTCTCGACTTTGAGGGCAGTATGACGCAGAAGAAATTACAAAAAGAATCTATCTACGCTGAATATGACAAAGACGGTGATGGTGTCATCAGTGATGAAGAGATGTCTCGCATCACATCCATCAAAGAAACTGAGACAGCATTACGCAAAAATTTAGCGCAGTTGCGCATGGCAAGATACACCCTGATCGCTATGGGGGTGTTTACTGCTGCCATGTTCTTTGTGCCGATAGAGCGGGTGCAAGCTTTGTCCGATATCAGCAATCTCTTCTACATATCAGGCGCGGGTATCGTAGGCGCATATATGGGGACAACCGCATGGATGAATAAAAAATGATCGAGGTGCGTAGTGATCTATGTGTTTGCGCTAATCGTGATGACTGCTGATGGCACCGTCATACCTGATAAGAAAGCGTATTTTTACTCCATCAACCGATGCAACTATTTTGCAGATCGAGTTAGCCGTACACGATATAACTACTGGACAAAGCGTAAGGTACAGGCGTATTGCATCCCAGAGTGGGTAAATCCAAGAAACACTAAGATACTGAAATGACATGGGTTTTAATGCTTATAACAATAGAGGGAAGTATGTTTTACATGAGTGTAGTAGATACGTTTCCGAATGCAGATTCGTGTATGCAACAACGGGTAGAGGGGGTAAGTACGTTGGGCGAACCAACTATTAATTATCAGTTAATTTGCATTCCTACAGATCAGCTAGGAGAAAGCACATGATTTTAGGTGTATTAGGAAAAATACTTGGCAGTGAGACAGTTATCAAGAAAGGCATGGATTTGATTGATGACATGCACACTTCTGAAACTGAGTCGATTGAAGCAAAAACACAAGCCAAAATAGCGTTGATGAACAGTTACGCTCCATTTAAAGTGGCTCAGCGGTATCTCGCGCTGATGTTTGGTTTGACTTATGTATCCTGTTTTATCATAGTCCTCGCTATGACACTGACTGGAAAGGGTGATCCTTCCTCTGTATCCCAGGTGATGGAGCAGTTTCAAATCAACTACGCTATGCTTTTAATCCTAGGCTTTTATTTTGGTGGAGGTGCGATAGAATCTTTCACTTCTGGAAGAAAAAAGGATAGTTAAGGAGACTATTTGACTACAGATATTGATATTGTACAATTTGTGTTCAAGACTGTTAATGAACGAAAACTACAAGTTTTAGACATTCTTGAAAATAATGGCATTCAATCTATGGAACAATATGCCAGTTTAATGGGTGAGTTGAACTCACTAAATTACATAAAACAGGAACTCTCGAACCTGCTAGAAAAACAGGAGCGTCTAGATGACTAGCGATACAGCAAGCATTTCTCATGCTTATGAAGATCCCACTTACCGATACAACTCTGTTCTAAACCCAGCTTTAATTGATAAACCTCTTTTGGAACGTATGCCACAACCAACGGGCTGGCGACTATTAGTTCTTCCATATCGTGGTAAAGATACAACTCGTGGCGGAATTGCACTTCCAAATCAAGTTTTAGATGATGGTCAAATACAGACAGTAGTTGGATATGTGCTTAAAAAAGGCCCTTTAGCATATCAAGATGAGGATAAATTTCCTGAAGGTTCTTGGTGTGAGGAAAAAGATTGGGTGATTTTTGCAAGGTACGCAGGATCTCGATTTAAAATAGATGGCGGAGAAGTAAGAATCTTAAACGATGATGAAATCCTAGCGACTATTTTAGATCCAGAAGATATTGTTAGTTTATGAGGTTGTTATGAACGAAGAAAACGAAAATTTAGAATTGGATTTAAGTGACGCAGAAGAAACTGAAGTCACTATTGAACAAGAAACAGATGCGGTAGAAAGTGTTGCACAAGACTCAGATTCAGATTCAGATGATTACAAAGAACACGAAACCGGCGTACAAAAAAGAATTGATAAACTTACAAGAAAAATGCGTGAGGCAGAAAGACGCGAACAAGCTGCGATTGAATATGCCCGAAACGTTCAAAATGAATCTAATCAATTAAAAGCACAAGTTCAAAACCTGGATGCCGGGTATTTGAATGAATATGGTGCTCGGGTAACAAAAGAACAGGAATCTGCAGAACAAGAACTTCGTCGAGCCGTAGATGTAGGTGATTCTGAGGCTGTTGTAAATGCCCAAAGAGCCTTAATGGAAATTGCTATACAAAATGATCGATATCAAACTGCGTTAGCAAGAAAAAAAGAACAAGAGCAATATGCCCAACAGTACGCCCAACAACAAGCGCAGCCGCAGCAGCCGCAGCAGCCGCAGCAGCCGCAGCAGCCGGACCCTAAAGCCACAGAGTGGGCAGAAAAAAATACCTGGTTTGGCAAAGATGATGCAA